CTGCGCGAATACGACGGCATGGAGGGGCAGAGCCTCGTGGACGATTGGCCTGCGGCCGAGCCGCACTATCGAGCCGCAGTCGAGGTTGCCGACGCGGCGAGGATTGACTTTCAGCCATCTGCCACCATGCTTGGACGCCTTGGTAGATTGTCGTCCGAACCCAATCCTACCGGCGGAGTCTGCCGCATTCCATGGAGCGTCGCTTTCGTGGACGTGGCGGGGAAGGTTCGCCCTTGCTGTGTGGTGGATGAGGCGATCGGGGATCTTGAAGACCAGAGTTTTGACGATGCGTGGTTCGGCGATCGCGCAGCGGACTTTCGTAGAAGGTTCGCGGCCGGCGACGTGCCTGACATCTGTAAACAATGTACTTGGACGTAACAATGACGAAATGGAACGCAAGGACGGACGCGGAATGGTGCAGGGTCATGCACGGAATCACCGGCGGTCATCGCCCGATGACCCCAACTCCCGACAAGGACTGCTTCGACCTCGCCTACTGGGAAGGCGTGTGGATACGTGATCTGTTGCACGTCAAGCCGACGCCTGAAGATTTGGTGCTTGACCTGGGCTGTGGCAACGGGCGATTTGCCGTGACGTGTCTGCCCTACGGTTGTCAGTACGTTGGCATGGACCCGATGCAGGAGTGCGTCGAGTTTTGCCGTTCGGCATTCGAGCCATGGAAAAACCGTTACCGGTTTGAGCACATCGACGTGTACTATCGCGATGGAAACCCAGGCGCGACAGTCAAGCCGATCGACTTACGAATACCACTCGACGAAGGTTCTGTCAGCTACGCCGTGGCCATCAGTGTCTTCACTCATCTTTGCACCATGGACGTGGCGACGCATTACGTGGCGGAACTGCTGCGGGTGCTTGCGCCAGGCGGGACGCTCTACACGACGTGGTTCAAGTCGCCGCCCAACGAACCGACGGACGTTATCGAGCGGACGGTATTTGATGAATCGGACATTCGGAACCTGCTTGCGGGGACCGAATGGCTCTTTGATGAGCGCGGCGAGACGACGGCGCAGCACGATCAGTGGTGGATATGGGGACGAAAACCAACCTTGAAGTGAACGAGGAAGCGGCGATGAGTCTTCAGGTACTATGTGTCGGCTACCCGCGAACGGGAACGCGAAGCCTTTGGAAGGCGTTGACGATTCTCGGCTACAATGCCTTGCATCACGACGATGAGCGTGTGCCGCTCTACCCGCCAATGGACTTCGATTTCCGGATCTACGATGACGTTGACGCGGCGACGGAAGAAATCTGGTGGCGCGAAGTTGCCGAGGCGTATCCGGAGGCGAAGATCCTCTTGACAATACGTGACCAAGACTCGTGGTACCGATCCGTAGGGCACGTCGTCAACGAAAACCGAACAAAAAGCCCGAAGGAAATTGCGAGATTTGATCGAATCCAAAACTTACTCTACGGCTGTGCTTCTCCGGTCGAGCGTCTCTACAAGGCACGCCATTGGCTGCACATTCAGTCCGTGCGGGAATGGTGTACGGCCCACAATCGGCCGTTATTGATGCCCGCGGTTGAATGGCGGTGCTTGTGCCACTTTCTCGGCAAGCCCATCCCCAACGTTCCATTCCCCTGGGAGAACCAATGCCTGACTCCGAACCCCTGAAGGCGCAACCGCCGAAGTGGACACCCCAGCGATCTCGGAACCTTGTGGCTGTCTCGGGATTCGCTCTGTTGACGCTCGGAACGGCCGCCGTTGACTGGCGCGCCGGATGCATTCTCGCGGGCACGTTGATGCTTACCGTTGCAATCGTAGGAACAATTCTCCCCGTGGCTTTGTCGCGGAAGAGAAAACGATAGGAGGAACCGTGAATGCTCGATACCTTGCTTGGTCTTTGCCGGGCTGACGGAAGTGGATGGGTCAACAAGGACCCGGCCGACGATTATTGGTACGGGCCCCGCGGCATTGAAACGATCAGTAGCGCGGACATCAGCGAAGATTCCGCGTTCAGGATTACAACCGTCTTTGCGTGCGTCGCGAAAATCAGCAAGACCATCGCCTCTCTTCCGGTTGACGTGGTGGAGAAGACGGGGCCACGCGAACGCGCTCCGGTCGAGCATCCACTGGAGGACTTGCTCGACGGCGAAGCGAACGGCGACGCCAGCGGGATGACGCTGCGCGAGGCCATGCAGGCAAATCTCGAATTGTGGGGCTCGGCCTACGTCTTCGTTGATTGGTCGGTCGGGCGCCGCAACGAGCCCTACCGGCTGACTCTGATTCCCAGCCGCGAGATCGTTGACATCAAACGCGACAACGAGACGGGCAGCCTGCTCTTCATTCACCGGGACGGCGGCCGTCGTGACGCGATCAAGGCGGCCGATATGTGGTACACTCCGGCGTTGTCGATCAATGGTGTTACGGGCGTATCTACGGTCGGCTACAACCGCGAGGCGTTAGGGCTGGCCCGGGCCACCAGCGACTTCGGCAACGCATTCTTCGGCAACGGTGCGTGGGCCGGCGGATTCATTCAGCAGCCCTTGGAAGCTCCCCCGCTCTCGGAGACGGCCGGGCAGGCATTGGTTGACGGCATCAACGAGAAGTTCCGCGGTGCGCGCAAGGCATTTGGATTTGGGCTCCTGCGAGAGGGGCTGGAGTTCAAGCAGATCGACATGCCGTTCGAGGATGCTATGTTCCTGTCGACGCGGGAATTTCAGCGAATCGAAATCTGCGGGATGTTCGACATGCCGCCGACGATGATTCACGACAATACGCACTCGACCTACAGCAACAGCGAACAGGCGGACATCGCGTTTCAAAAGCACTCGATTGCCCCTCGCGTCGTGCGTATCGAGCGCTCCGCCCGACGCCGTTTCTTCATTGGGACGAAGCTCTACCTGAAGCACAATATGGCCGGACTCTTGCGCGGCGACTTCGCTACCCAGAGCAACGGCTTCGCGCTTGGCCGGCAGTGGGGTTGGTTCTCTGCGAACGACGTTCGGGAGGCGATTGACCGCAACCCGATCAAAGGCGGCGACACGTACCTGGAGCCGTTGAACATGATCCCCGTCGGTCAGACCCAGCCGGTGCCAGCCGGTCCGTCCGGGATGGTCCCGAGTTTCGAGCCGATCGCCGTGGCGCACAGCTTCCCCGCGGCGGCGATTCCCGCGCCGGAGGCTCCCGCTTCGTCGCCTACGCCAGACGCCATGGCGATCGTGCTGCCGGCAATCGAGCACGCGGCCGATCGGATCGCATCGCGGCAGTGTCGGGCTATTCAATCGGCTTGGAAGAAACACGCCCGGGACGGACGACGGGACACCTTTGAGGCTTGGGTGGACAAGTTCTTTGTCCAACACGCCGAGATTACCGGGGCCGAACTGGAGCCGGCCTTCCTGTCGTGGGAGGCGGCGTCCTGCGAGCCTCCGATGCTCGCTGCTTCCGTTGTCGCGGGCAATATGAGCCGCCACTGGCAGGCCGCGGTTGCAACGGCGTTTGAATCGCCAATGGGCGTTCCCGTCCTGATTGACGAATGGAAACACGGACTCGCCTCCGAGATTGTCGGCGGTGTGTGCCGGATACTTGAACCTGAAGATGAGGAACCTTTTGATGAAAACGAAGAGCGAGTTCGTTGACCGTCTGAATCACGGCGTCTGGCCCATGGAGCCGGGCGCATTGCGTTCCCTTGCCTCCCAGCATCTTGGCGACGGTACGGTGTGCGTCGCGGTCGAAGAACATTGGAATCCACTGGCCCCGGTACTTGCCGACCCGTCGCTTTCCGTCGACTCGGCCAAGCTCGCCTTGCCGCGGAGCGACGGGGCCGTGGCGGTTCTTTCCCTGCGCGGCGTGGTCGAACAGCATCGCTCCTGGTGGGCGGGGCTCTCGACGGATGAGATATCGGAGGTCTTGGCACGGCTGATGACCGACCCGTCGATCGGGGCCGTCGTGCTCGATTGGGACAGCCCGGGCGGCGTGGTCTACGGCGTCCCCGAGTTGGCCGACCAGATCCGCGGCTACCGCGGTGTCAAACCGGTCTACTCGATCGCCAACGCCGAAATGTACTCCGCGGCCTACTGGATCGGCTCGGCGGCGTCCAAGACGTTCGTCAGCCCCTCCGGCGGTGTCGGTTCGGTCGGTGTCTGGACCGCCCACGTCAACGCGACTGAGGCATTCAAGCAAATCGGTTGGGAGGTGACGGTAATCTCGTCCACTCCCGAAAAGGTCGAGGCGGGTCCGTTCGCTCCGCTTTCGGACGAGGCCCTGGCAGCGATGCAGGCCGACGTGGACACGTACTACCAGCAATTCCTGGAGGCTGTCGGGGCGAACCGTGGGAAACGGACCACTGCCGTGGCGGCAAACTTCGGCAAGGGCCGAACTGTCATGCCCGACGATGCCCTTGCGGCGGGCATGGTGGACGGCATCGCCACGCTGGGCGAATTGCTCGGGGCCTTGGTTCCGCGCAAGAAGGGTTCCGCCCGGGCGACGGCGGAGGCGAAGGTTGCGCTGGCCGGAGAGGGAGTCTACCAGGAATGACCCTGACGCCCCGCCAGACCGCCGTGCTTGCGTTCGTCCGCGATTACGTGGCCGAGATGGGGTACGCCCCGAGCGTCCGCGACGTGGCACGCTGGCTGGGCTGTTCGGTTCATTGCGCCTATGGACACCTGAATGCACTTGAACGTCACGGGGCTATCGAGCGGAAGTATGGCGTACCCCGAGGTATCAGGGTAACGGGTGTTACCGTTGCATCAATCAAAAACCCCCGATAAACTTCACCGTACAACTCAAATCACGGCACTGGGCCGCCCGCCGCGCTGAGACGCGACGGAGCCGCCTGGTGTGACGGAGCCAAGTAGCCGCTGAGACGGTTGCCGCGCTTCACGGTGTTCTGGACATTCCCATCAATGTTCGGGCCGCCCTGGTGCGTGGCAGCCGTTTTTTATTGCGCCTCTCCGGGGTCGCCCTGGAGAAAAATGCAATGAGCGAAACGATCAAGCGTCTGCAAGCCGAGCGAGCCTCCGAACTCGAAAAGGCCCAGCAGATCACCGTCTCCGCCAAGGATTGCGGCGAAGACCTGACCGACGAGGAACTCTCTGCGGTCAATTCCCACGTCGCCAAGAGCAAGGACCTGGCCGCCCAGATCGAGGCCGAAGAGAAGCGGGAGACTTCCCGGCTCCAGGCACTCGCCGATCTGGACGACGAAGTGGCTAGCGCCACCCGCCAACCCGAGGCCGGCTACCGGACGAACCCGAGCCGTTCCGACAGCCCGTCGATCCGCGCCATCCGCGGAGAGGCAACCGGCAAATTCGAGCACTTCGGCGAGTTCTTGTTCAAGGTGCGCCAGGCGGCCGAATTGCCGTCGGCCGCCGACTCTCGGCTCCGCGCCGCTCCGATGGGGTCAGCCCCCGGAATGCGTGGGGATGTGGACAGCCTTGGCGGCTTCCTGATCCCCGACGAGTATTCGAGCCGCATCCTGGAGCGGATGTACTCGACGGGCGAACTGTTGTCCAGGATCAAGGCTGTCGGCTTCTACCTGCCGCTGCAGCGCAACACCATCAAGATCCCGCGTGTGGTGGAAACCTCCCGCGCCGACGGCGCGCGTTCCGGCGGTATTCGCGGGTACTGGGTCGGTGAAACCAGTTCGATCACAGACAGCAAGCCGGCCGTCGGCCAGATGACCCTCACCTTGAACAAGGCCGGGGCGCTGGGATACATCACCGAGGAAATGCTCGAAGACGCCCCGGCGTCGGGCGCCTTTCTCGAACGCCTCTTGACCAACGAACTCCTGTTCACGGTCGAGGACGCGATCGTCACCGGCGACGGTTCGGCAAAACCGCTCGGGTTGACTAACGCCAACTGTGCGGTGTCGGTCACGATCGAGACGAATCAGACGGGATCGACCGTCTGGGGCCCGAACATCACATCGATGTGGGCTCGCCTGTTCGCCGGTTGCCGCAAGACGTCCGTGTGGCTTGTTGACCAGAGCGTCGAGCCCTTCCTGTTCTCGTTGACCCTGGAGGGCCGCTATGGGTCGGCCGCGACTTCTGTCGAGGGTATCCCGCTCTACTACCCGGCGGGAAGCCTGCTAAATCAGGGCCAGTACGGCATCCTGATGGGCCGTCCGGTCATCCCGGTCGAATACTGCGCGGCCGTCGGCACGGTCGGCGACATCATCCTTTGGGACCCGGCCAGCTACGTCCTGGTGGACAAGGCCGGCGATCCGAAGGCGGCCAGTTCGATCCACGTCCGCTTCGCGACGGACGAGCAGACGTTCAAGGCGACGTACCGCGTGGACGGCCAGCCGACTTGGGCTTCCGCCCTGACCCCGCACAGCGCGGGCGATTCGCTCAGTTGCATCGTCACGTTGGCGGCCCGGACGTAACCTCGGTACCCGTTCGTTTTCGTTTACTACTTCATGACAAAGGGGATAACCCAATGCGCTTTTGTGAAAGGCACAAGATCGTCCCGCTGTTGGAGCCGCAGGACCACGAGGCCGGCGTCGATTGCGACAGCGTGTCGATGGAAAACTATGGCCACGCCACGTTGATTTTTCTTTTCGGAGAATTGACGGGCGACGCAATCTTGACCGTCAACTCCGGCGCTTCGGCCGGGACGAAGACGACGGCCGAGACGTTCAATTACCGCGCGACGGCGGCCGACCTCAAAAACGCCTCCGGCGACGCTCTGGGGACGGAGGCCACGTCGGCGGCGCTGACGCTGACGGCGGCTACCTACGAAGACCGGATGCTCGTCGTCGAGTTGGATGCCGACGCACTGACTGCCGGCCAACCGTGGATCACGCCGTCAATCAGTGACGCCGCGAGCGAGGAGCTGGTAGCGTGCGTGGCGATTCTCAGCCAGCCGCGTTACGCGCAGTCCACTCCGCCGACGGCGATTGCGTAACTCCTGTTGAGGCCGGGACGATGTTTGACCGTTGTGTGGTTATCAATCTTGACCGCAGACCGGAGCGCCTCGCCGCCTTCCGGTCGCGCGTGCCCATCGACTGGGCTTTCCCGCCGATCGAACTCGTTCCGGCCTTTGACGGGTCGCAACACGAGCCGCCTGCTTGGTACGGCGGCCCCGACCGCAAACGACTCGCGGGATCCTGGGGCTGCTTTCAAAGTCACCTCGGAATTTACAAGCGAGCCATTGCGGACGGCCTCGACAGCGTTCTGATTTTCGAGGATGACGCCGTATTTGCGTCGGACTTCTCGGAGCGCTCGTCCGTGTTCCTGGATTGGGTGCCCGGCGATTGGGACGCGATCTATTTCGGCGGCCAGCATCTTTGGAAAGACACCACGCCGCCGACGCGGGTCAACGAGCAGGTAATTCGCGGCCGTAACGTGAACCGGACGCACGCCTATGCCATGGGCCGGGCGATGCTCGAAAAGTGTGTGTCCGCCCTCGACCGACCGTGGCCGAAACAGGCGCCTGTGAACTGTTACAACTTCGATTTTCAACTTGGCCGGCTGCATTCCCGCTCGCGAGTTTACTGCCCCACGAGGTGGCTTTGTGGCCAGGCGGCTGGCGTCAGCGATGTGAACTCCGGCGGCCGCTTTTTTTCGACGCTCTGGTGGAAGGAATTTCCCATTGTGGAACCGGAGGCCTTAGCGTGTCCATGATCAGCTATCTTCGCAGCGTTCATTTTACGCGGACGCCCTCGGCTGTCGAGCCCGTTACGGTCGAAGAGGCGCGCCGCCAACTTCGTATCGACCACACGGATGACGACGACGACCTTGCGTTGATGATTTCGGAGGCACGGCTTGACTGCGAAACGCGACTCGGCGACGTGTCTCTGGTGACCGCGGCCTGCATCGACTATTTCGACTGGTTCGCCGATCCGATGGAATTGCACTGGTCGCCCGTGTCGGCAATCACGTCGATCACCTACGTCGACGCCAACGGGGCTACGCAGACGCTGGCGGGTACCTACTACGAACTCGGAACGAAACTCGGGCGCGGACTCGTCCGGCGGAAGTACGGGCAGAACTGGCCGACAACGCGAGACTATCCCGACGTGGTAGCCGTAACCTATTCGGCCGGCTTCGGCGCGGCGGCAAGCTCCGTTCCAAAAAACATCAAGCGATGGATTCTCGCCCGGGTCGCATGGCTTTACGCGAACCGCGACGGCGAGGAGTACCCGTGGGGAGGATTCGACAGCATTCTCTCGCCGCACAGAATCGTGAGGGTGCTCTCATGAGGCGCACCCGCAAGCGATTTCCCCGCGCGGGCCATCGGGACACTCGGATCATCGTGTACAAGCAGGACCAATCCCAGACGGCCAATGACGACGGGGAGTTTCCGGAAGACGCGAAGGAGTTGTGCCGGCGGTGGGCCGAGATTATTCCACTACGTGGCAATCTGGTCGACTTGCAATCGTCGCAAGAGGCCAACGTGTCACACGTCCTGCGGGTCGCACACGACGACGTGACGGCGACGATCGACGATCACAACTGGATCATGGTGGCTGGCACAACCAGGCGATTCAATATCTCGGCGGCGATCGACTTGGACAATTTGCATCGCGTGATCGAGTTGGAATGCACGGAGAGATTGTGACGTGGAAGTTGAGGACGAAATCCGAACCGCTCTCTTGGCCATGTCCGCCGTCACGGCGCTCGTCGGCACGGGCGACAGTGCGCGGATTCGCTCCTACGAATTGGCCGCAATCGACAATCGCGAGGAAGAACACATCATCATCGAGGTCGATTCCAAGCCGCGTGAAAACACGATCGACGGAGACGGGGCGATGGTGATGGCGCAGGTGAATCTCAGTTGCCGGGCCCCTACGCGCAAGCGGGCCGACGGTTTGGCCGCGGCCGTGAAGACCAATGGGACAAGTCGGGGAACTGGGCTTGCGTGGTACGGCGGAAGCGGCACGGCGTTTGACTCCTGGCTGGAAGACGAAACGCCGTCGAAGATTCGCTGGGGCGACAACTCAAAGCGGCTGTGGCACACCGTTGAGCAGAGTTACGTCGTGCAATTTCCGGAGAGCGTGTGATGGGATTTGGCAGCAAGAAAGCCGTTATCGAGATCGTCGGCATGGAAGAGCTTATCCGCGCCGTCGCGACGATCAAAAACAAAACGTCCCGTAACGCCATGGCGGCCGGTGTCCGTGCAGCCATGACGATCGTCCGCAAGCACATTCGCAAGGAAATCAACTCGCAAGAATGCCACACGGCCCACGCGGCGTCGCTGAAAGCCGGCATGCGCAAGTCGGTCGGAGGCTCATTCAAAAAAGGCGGCCTGGATCATCTCGGCCGTAGGCACGCGACGATTGCCAAGGTCGGGCTCGGGGTCGGTAAAAAAGGCGAGGCACGATTGAGTCGCGGCCAAACCGAAGACGCCAAGGGGAAGCGACTCGGCGTAACGCCCGAGACGCTTCACTGGTTTGTGCTCAGGACGCCCACCCGCAGCCGAAGCCAGGTCCCGCCGCTCTTTGAAGGCGTTGTCGAGCGCGCAACAGCGTCCGCGGGCGAGCCGTCGATGCAAGCCGCGGTGACGAAAGCAAAACAGCGATTCGAGCGGGATGCGGCGCGTCTTGCCAAGTGAAGGAAATAACAGGAGTTGCGTGCGTTCACCTCAATCAACCACTTTTTCGGAGCATGAATCATGGCACTCGTGAAGTGCAAGGGCACCACCCTGAAGCAAGAAATCAGTAGCGTCTACACAACCGTAGCACAGGTGATTTCGATCGATCTACCGACGGTCGAATCGGAGACGTTCGAGGCAGACTACCTTGACAACGCATTGGCCGACATCCTCTACGAGCCAACCGGACGGACGGAAGGCGGGTCGTGTGGGTTCGACTTCTTCTACGACCCAGCCTTGATTGGCCACCAAAACTTGACGGAATTGCTGCGCGCCCCCCAAGCGGAGAACTGGAAGGTCACGTTCGTCGATACGGAGACGAGCGAGTGGGCCTTCGCCGGCGCGGGCTTTTCGCTCGGCGGAACGGTGGCGTTGAACGACGGATTGAAGGGCACTGGCTCGATCAAGCTCAACGGTATCCCGACGTTCCCGAGCGGCGGCAGCGCGGCGTAAGGACACGCGGTAATGAAGTGCCGATTGTTGATCGACATGGGTTGCAATCCATCACCCGACTTCCCTAACGGGATCAAGCCGGCCGGTACCGTTATTGAGCACCGTGACGCCTACAAGCTCGTCCTGATGGGCGTGGCTGAGTCGGTTGACGACGAATGCCGCGTGCGAGCGCCAAGCACGCCAGAACAAGCGGCTCGACGGCTTGACGCCTACAAGAAACTCGACGCGGGTGTGACGCCCGAGGATCGCGAAGCGTGGGATCGCGGATACATGCGCGGCTACAACCACGACGGCTCGTGGATTCCCGGTCCCAACGCGGACGAATTGGAAGAGAAAGAATGGGAAGACTACAAGCGAAGCAGCCTGCTTGTGCTTCCCTGACAATGATGGCTGTGAGACAGGATCGGTTTTGACATGGGAATTGCAACGCGAGAAGAACTGTTTTGTGCGCTCGGACGCACGAAGCGACGGTACCGGATGATTACCTTGCCGGTTAGCGGGCTATCCGTGCGAATTCAATCACTCACGGAAGGCGAGTTGTCGCGGTATCAGCGGCGACTGTTCGCCAAGGGCGGGCGTGGCTTTGACCCGCAGCGGATGCAATCAGCCAACCGTGACCTGTTCGTTCGCTGCTTGGTGGATGATGCCGGCAACCGCCAGTTGTCCGACGATGAGGCGGAGAAGTTGACGGATATGGACGCGGCTGATGCGAGTGTACTCTACGAAGCGTGCGCGGAACACTGCGGCATTGACCGGACGGACCTTGGGGACCTGTCAAAAAACTCCGAGACGACGAGCGCCGCCGGCTCGCCGTCCGACTAGCGAATCGCGCGGGCATCGTTGACGTTGATGCGATGCTGGACTACTTCACTCCGGAAGAGTTTGACGAACGTGTTGCGGCGGCGCGATTGGAAGAGGAAGGCCCGCAGTGGGTAGAGCGGTTGGCAACGATACTGAAACTTGGCTTTGCCGCGATGGCGTTGGGTAAGGTCGACCCAGAACACTTTGACCCGATGCAACCCCAGAAACTGGAATCCATGCTACGACGTCCAGCCGATAGCCGAACACACGCACCGCTTGCCGAGCCCGGCCCGTCCGAGGCCGTCAGCCCGAACCAGGCCGCGGCCTTGTTCGCAACGTTCGCGGGCCCGCCACAACGAGGATAGCCCATGGCATCGGCAGTCGGTGATCTTGTCGTGCGGTTTGGGGCGGATACTTCGCGGTTCAATCGCGGGGCCGGTCAGGTGACACGGATGCTCGGCGGGCTGAAGGGGGCGGCGATGGGCCTTGCTGGAGCGCTCGGTTTCACAGGTGGCGTCTATGGATTCGTGAATCTATTGCGTGCCGGCGAAAACTTCAATCAGAAGATGCGTCAGTCGCTTGCGATCATGGGCGACGTATCGGATGCCATGAAGGGCAAGATGGAAAAGGCCGCGTTCGACGTGGCGAAGGCGACGCGATTCTCGGCGGCCGAAGCTGCCGAATCCTACTACTTCCTCGCGTCCGCAGGATTCGATGCCGCACAGTCTATTGCCGCGCTGCCGCAAGTCGCCAAATTCGCCCAAGCCGGCAATTTCGACATGGCCCGCGCAACCGATCTTGCAACGGACGCCCAGTCGGCTCTCGGCTTGACGGTGAAGGATGCCACCGAGAATCTAGTCAACCTAACGCGAGTGACTGATGTCCTCGTCAAAGCCAACACCCTGGCAAACGCTTCCACGGAACAATTCTCCGAGGCGTTGACAACGAAGTCGGGGGCGGCACTGCGCGCCCTCGGGAAGGATATGGAAGAGGGGATTGCGGTACTTGCCGCCTTTGCAGATCAGGGCGTAAAGGGATCGGAAGCGGGTACTCAGCTTGCAATCGTGTTACGTGATTTGCAGACAAAAGCGATTGAAAACAAGGCCGCGTTTACCGGCGCTGGTATCGGCGTATTCGATGCTTCCGGTGAAATGCGCAACATGGCGGACATTATCGGCGACCTTGAAAAGAAACTTGGTAGACTTAGCGATGAGCAGAAAAAGTCCACGCTCCTGATGCTCGGATTCAGCGACAAGAGTATCGGGGCGATGACGGCCTTGCTCGGGACATCGGATAAGATTCGTGAATATGAAAAGGCATTGCGAGCGGCGGGCGGTACGACTCAGGAAGTCGCCGACAAGCAGTTGACGTCGGCACAAAAAGCATTTGCAAAGCTCGGGGCATTTGCCACGCAGGCCGGTGTTGCAATTGGCGCCTTCATTAGCCCACACATCGAAAGCATCATTAAGTTTGCCGCCGCGTCGGTTGCTGCTGCAACTGCTATATGGCTCGTCAATCGAGCTATCCAATCGTACACGGCGTTTACTAAGGGCGCGGCCATTGCGACGGCGATATTACAGGCAATGAGCGGTCCGAAGGGATGGGTTACGCTGGCGGTCGGAGTAGCTGCGGCAATCGTAGCGGTGAAGGGTGTAAGTCGAGTGTTTTCAACCGTAGATACAAAGATGAAAGCCGCCACAGAATCGGCGTCTCAAGTGCCTCCGCCACTCCAACGTATCGCCTCGCAGGCCGGTCCTATCACAAGCACGGCTAGGGCGACGGAGCATTTAGCGGACGCCCTCAAGGCATTACCACCGGTCGCAAGGGCGGCGGCTGGGCGGCACGATGCTCTCGGCACGTCGCTGAACAGTAGCATCACGTTACTCAGCGACATGGCACAGGCAGCAGGAGTCGCGAGAAAAGCCATTGGCAATGCTTTCGCTTCCGTCGAACAGGGAAAGACGGGATGGACCCCACGTGGTACGAGTAAGTTAGCCGCGAGCACGCCAGAATTAACCAAGCCTCTTCGAGATGCCGTAGACCTCTTTGACGAAGCCAAAAAATTGCAAAGTAGATTATTGGCTCTATCTGCCGCACCGGGAGAAATGGGCATCTCCGCCAAAAATGCGACCGTTATTATTGAGTCGCTTACTGAATCCTACAGGAAACTCCTAAACGCATCCGAGGATGTCGGTCGTGCTCGTCATGAAGACCAAAAGATAGAACGACTAAAGGTATTACAGGAGGCGATGACGACATTTATTCTAGCTGCCCAAGGTGGCCAAGCCACTTTGATGCATATGCAAGACGCGATAGCCGCTGCGCTCGGCCCTTTTGCGTCCCTAGAAGAGGCTGTTGATGCTGCAAACTCCGCGATAGATAGTCTCGCAACTCCGCAAGAGAACCTTAGCAGAAAGTTGAAAGAGATTGAGGCATTGTTTAATCTCGG